TAAATACTTATATAAAAATCTTTTTTAAAAAAAAAAGCCAACGTTAGTTAGCTTTTAATTTTATTTCAGATGTAAGTAAAATTACTTTTTGGTTTTTACCTTCACTTCTTTGCCTTTGTTAATTTCCAAAGACATATCAACCAATTTTTCATTTCCTTTTACCAATACCCATCCTGTTGCTGTTCTTACGTGACGGCATGATTTATCCAATGCTCCTATTGGAAAAGAAGATCGGCCGGGTTTTGAATCATCTGTTACCGCTTTTTTTGGTGCGGCTTTTTTTACTGCTGGTGCTGCTGCTTTTTTTACCGGTGCTGCTTTTTTTACCGGTGCTGCTTTTTTTGGTGCTGCTTTTTTAGCTACTGTTGACATACGATGTAATTTTTAAATGATGTAAATAGTTTACAGATGTAAATATATAAACTTTTACTTTAAACTTACATCTTTACTGAAGTAATTTATTTAGTTGAGAATACCTGCAGCGTTGGCATGAGTCTGTGCTATTACAAGGTGGCGTTTCTTGTTTCCCATTAAATCATTGTTTTTAGGATCGTCAAATTCTTTCATGTGATGCCTTACAGCATCCTTATGATCTTGTATCGAATAATCATGATAATCCATTGCGTTGGAATGAGAGTATACTGTTTTACCTGATTTTGTTTTTCCTATTTCTGAATTTTCTTTTTGATTCAATTCACTTAATCTATGTCTTCCACTTCCAAAGCCACCTTTTTCGATATCATTTTTATCAACATTAATATGCATTTTATGATGAGCATTTCCGGGATGATAAAAAGATGAAGGAACTGTATCTTTATAATTTCCTTTTTCATCATATTCAGCAACACCACCACCAGCTTGATGATGATATCCATGCGCATTAGAATGAACATCGCCAGTTTGTCTGTTTTTCTTAGCTTCCTCTTTAACTTTATTTATTGCTTCTTTGTTTTCTGAATTTTTAATTGATTCAGCCATTTGCGCATGTGTATGTTCTCCCCAATGATGCTTACTCCAATTTTGATTTTTATACATCTTCTCACCTTTTATAGTCGTGCCATGCGATACGCCTTTGGTATATTCCTGTTTCTTTTCATGATGTAATTTAGAAGCATCTCTATGATCTTTCTCAGAAAAATCTTTATACTCATGATAATCCTTATTAGCATATACAGGTTTTCCTGTTTTTGTATGGCCAATTATTTTACCACCACGAGAACCTTCGCCACCCTTCTCAAACGTTTCATTCATTCCTTTCAAATATGTTGATTGTTGTAGTTGATGATCATATATATTTCCTTTCTTCAAATGCTGTTTATATCCTTCCAATTCTTCTTCTTGCTTATCAGCTTCTTTCTCATCATCTTCATGCGATAAACTTCTTAATACTTCTATAAGATGTTCGTGTTCATCGATAAGTTCTTCAGTATTTGCAGTAGTTGTTTTTGATTTTGAAAAATGATTTACTATTGCATCACGATCTGCTTCAGGTAATTCAACTCCCATCATTCGTGCATATCCAGCAACAAAACTATGATTAACATTTTCTTTTGCTATTGATTGTAATTTTATCGCGTTTATTACTTTTTCTTGTTTATCGTTTAATTTAGCAACATCTAAATGTTTATCGCCTTCCTTTTTCCAATTTTCAAAATGTTCATGTGGAAATTTTCCATAAGGATTTAAAGCATCATGATATCCATCTTTATCTGCACCGGGATATTGTTTACCTAAATTTCTTTCAACGTTAACTATTTTTTCACCACGACTAATTTCTTCTTCCCACGCAGACATTGTTGAATATTCACCATTCTTATGTGCCTGTTCTAATTTTTTATGTGCTCTTAACAATTGTTTTTCAACAGGTGATTGTGTTGTTGGATTGTTTTTAATATGATCAAAAAGGTCAGCTTTGTATTTACCATAATGTTCTTGCTGTTTTTGTCTTAAATCTTTTAACTTATTATCGTATTCTTTTTTCTCTGCCGATTTCATTTTAGACAACTTTCCTTTACCCGATTCTTTATGTGCAGCAATTTCATTTTGATATTGAATTGTATTTTTTCTTGACTCCATATTTTCACGATGATGTAGAGGAACGTTATGTTCTAAATCTTCCCGCTCATGTTTTATATGACTATCAGAATCGTAAATAGCCTTTCCCGACTTTGTATGACCTATTACTTTTCCACCTCTGCTTCCTTCGCCGCCTTTCTCAACTTCATCTTCCATATGTACCTTTGCTTCAATACCGTATAAATTTTTAAGTCTTGATTTAGCAACGTTTTGTAAATGTGTCATTTTATTTTTTTATTTAAAAACTTTTATTTTATTTTTACCATCTGTTTTATTAGGGTATTCCCTCTTCCGTTTCTACGGAGGAGGCTTTTTTTTTAAAACTTCAAAGCGTTTTTATTGAAAAAGCCTTTATAAATAACTACACCGTTTTCAATACCATCGATTATATATTCTTCATTCTTTGATTCATCAGTACGAGTAATTTTCCAACTTACTTGTTGATCACCTGCTGCAAAGAATTCATAAGACTGATTTTTAACCAATCTTTTGATTTCCTTGATATTTTTATTACGAAGAACAACACGCCATAAATTTTGATACGATAACACTGATACGTTATCATTACCAAGCGAATGTTTCATTACACAAAGCTTATGCCTTAATGTATCAATTACTGTTTGTTCGTTTTGCTGTACTGCTGTGTTCATTTTTTGATACTATTTTATTGTTTTAAATAAGAACTATGCACTGCTGTTTTTCCGTGTTCTGTTTTTATTCCTAACCATTTACCGCCTTTTGGATTATCTTCAGGAACATCATGACCGCTATTTTCTGCTTCATCTTTAGAATTAAATACATGCTTAACATCGTATTCATTATCGTCATGATAAAGTTTTATCTTATCACCAACTTTATGATTGTTATTACCTAAATTACGTTTTTCTTCTTTTTCTGCAGCGTCATCTGCTGCAAAATCATGATCTATTAATAAACTAGCATGTTGATTTTCTTTTTCACTATTATTTTCTTTTTTATATTTTTGCGCAAGTTTATTATGAATATCAACCGCATCTGAATGATCTGCTGAATTAAAGTTTTTATAGTCTTCATGATGAGGTGTTTTATCAGCATATACAGCTTTACCACTTTTAGTGTGCCCAATAACTTTTCCGCCGCGTGAACCTTCACCACCACCTTTTTTAATATCTAATAAATCATCCAAATAATTTTTAACTGTTTCTTTATTATCAAAAATTTTATTATCGTTTTTTTCTTCAAAATCATCATAATAACTTTTACCATCAGCATATTTCTTTTCGCGCATTTTAGATTTTATCTTTTCATGCATATGTTGTGGTGCTTCTTTTAAATCACTATCGGCAACATAATCCATATTACCTACAGTTGTTCTTACTTTATGATATTTACCATCTTCATCAGATGAATGAATAACACCATGATTCATAACTCCTGTATAATTATTTTTAAACGAAACAAATTGACCTTTATGTCTACCACTACCATGTCCGCCTTTTTCAATTTCACTTTCTTTTGTTTCCTTTCCTTCTTTCATAGCATTGGCTTCATTAGCGTTTGCTTCAGTTTTTTCTTTTTTACTTGCAAAATTATTTGCATCTTCTTTATTTAATCCTTCACGTTTTTGTATAGCATACTTTTTATTATCGTCGGTTGTTTTATAATAATGCTCTTCTTTTTGATGCTGCGCGCCTTTTATCGTATGACTGTATTCCATTTTACCATGTTCAGGATGATTTATTATTTTAGGAACACCTTGAATATCGTGATTTTCTTTCTCTTCAAAGTTATTATCAACTTCGCCACGCATCGCCCTACGATGTTTTACCTGCATTTGATCATGATGATCTCTTGTTTCAATATGTTCCTGCCATTTAGGATTAGGTTTATTATCACCTTCTCTCATACCTATAAGTCGTGAAGGTGTGCTTTCTGCTTTTCGCGAATGTTTACCATATAATTCACCGTGAATTACGGAAGCATCACGATGATCATCAGGTGTATAATTTTCAGTACCATGTGGTTTATCCATTCCCTTTGATTCATATACTGCTTTACCACTTTTTGTATGGCCTATTATTTTTCCACCACGGCTACCTTCTCCTGCTTTTTCCAACTTATCAAACTGACCTTCATTCATAAAAGTTGTTGTCATTCTTTTAGAATGTAAATGTTGTTTCGCAGCACCTGAGTTAAATAAGTCCATTGTTATTGTTTTAAGTAGTTTTTAAATTCATCAAATGTGAAACAGTTTTGTTGAAGTTTTACATTCGACGATACTGAATTTGATATTTCAATTTTTATTTTTTTACCTTGCTTAGTTGGATCAGTAATTGGATTTTGATTTTCCCATTTTTTATGATCTTCATCAATCGCCATATTTGATGAAGGTCCATTCCATTTATCGTAATCATCACTCATATTTTCAAGTGACATAACTAATTGATCTTTATTTTTTTCAAACGTAATCCATTTTTCACCTCTGAAACTTTTATCGAAATGATTTACGATATTTAAATAATGCTGGGGATCGGCTAATATTTCTTTGAAACTCTGTACAGTCGCAATCTTTTCATCTGCGTTCATAGGATATGGTTTAATCCACTGCGCAGGTCTTGAACCAACCTGATGTTTTACTTCTATTCTTTCTTTTGCTGCAATATGTTTATCAACTATTTGTTGCGCTTGTTTGTTTCGCATATGATCTGCGATTTTTGATTTGTTATACGCCATCAAATCATCGAGAAATTTATTAATCTTGTTTTTATCTTTACTATCCGACGTATGATCAAATACGTTTCTTGCGCGACTGTATTCACCATCTATTTCTGCAAAGGTTTTATTTTCAAAATCTTTTTCATTAAACACCCAGGGATCGTTTGATATCTGTTTATTTGGAAAATCTTTAAATGCTTCTTCATGTTCTTCATCGCTTACCCAATTCCCTGGTTCTTTTACTTCTGATTTTATATCCTGTATATTAAATTGCTTTTTAAATTCAGGAGTTAATAACGCATTTTTTTCTGGATTTTCAGTTGCTTCTTTTATCTTTTTTATAAACACATCTTTTAAATGATCGATAGAAAATGTTCGACCTGTAAATCTCAAATCTTTAGGTTGTTTTTCTTTAGGTTGAAAACCTCTACTATAAAGTTCATATGTTTTATGTGAACCACCACCGCTAAATATATCTATTCTTTTACTACCAACCATTACTTCATTAATATCTACACCTTGTACTGTATATTGCGAAATAGGGCGCCAGAAACCTTCCAATGCAACACCATTTATTGTTGCTTTAAAACCAATACCATTGGTTGATGTTTCGTAAGTATTTTTTTCAGAAGAATTATAAGTTACTTTTACTTTTTGTTTTGCTTCTTTCTTATCATCATCCTTCTCTGCTTCATGTGCGCGTATTGATGTTTCGCATGCTTCTTTGAATTTATCAAATCTCATACCAACGTTGTGTGCTATTTCTCTTAATTCTTCGTCTTTTGGTAACTTACCACTTTTACCTATCTTTACTATTTCAGCAGTTATACCTTCATTTTTTTCAGTCAATGCTTCATGTCCTCTTTTAATACTAACGTTTTCTTTTTCTACTAAATGAGAATGTGTTTTGATAGGCTTCCAACCATCCAACGTTTTTACATTCTTACCAGACTTATCAACCTGACCTACTAAAAACGCTTTAGCTTTTTCAAACAAATCGATATTTGGTTTGGTTTTGTTTTTATCAAAATTATAAATACTCATAATTTAGGCTTTACTTTTTTGTATGTAATTTACTTTCTTTAAAATCGAATCTATTGATTTAATTACACTACTATCTTTTTTTGAAAGTTGTTTTCGTTTTCTTGGTATCGTATCTGTATATGCTGCATACATAGGATTTAATCTTTCATTAAATCGATACGATGTTGGTTGTGATTTAGTTTCAACCTTTGAAGTAATTGTTTGTCTTATGTTTAATAAAACAGTAATTAATTCTTGATTTTGTTTTTCAAGATATGAACAAGGATTGTGATTTTGATACTGTTGATATTGATCAATTGGTTTTTCGCGAGAAAAATAATAATATCCGCTACTCATTATAACTAATACTATAAAAACAAACCATATACGGCTTGCTTTATTTGTAGACAATGTTTTTAGTAATGATAGAAAAAACGTGAATATCTGATTCATTTTGAAAATATCATTATAGCTATTCCAACGATTATTAGTTTGATTGTATTTTTTTGTTCGAATGTTAGTTTCATTTCTGTAACGATTTTAAGTATTTAGCAATTTCCAATACCGTAAATCTAATTATATTTTCAAATTCTTTTTTGTTTTTATTCTCAATTACTTCAAGTAAAGATAATTCAGCTTTGTCTTGATACTTAACTTCATTTACTCTACCGTTTAAAGTATCTGCCTTTAAAGACTTTTCAACGTATGTCCATTCACCTTTATCACTTAAATAACAATCATACAATGGTAATGAAACGTGTTGAGCTATATTTTCTTTATTCTTCACCTTCGTCGTTAATTTGTTCGCCTTTTACTTCATTATCTTTTTTTTCTTCAACTTCTTCAACACCATCATCGTTATCACTACCTTTTTCTTTATTCTCTTTATCTTTTTGTTTTATTACAGCCTCTGCGTGTTGAACAATAAATTTCTTTGATTCATCTTCAGTTGATTCAACGTTTTCTTTTCCGTTATCTGTTTTTTGTTTCGCTGCAGCTGCAGTATCAACAACTTTATCAACATTTGATTTTTGTACTTCGTTATTACCATATAAAGACGCTATACGTCTTTTACCTATAACTTCACGAGAAATAAATTGATCGTTTGACATTTTTTAGTTTTTATTGTTTATTTTCACGATTAGTTGAAGCTCTTCCACCAGCCTTTAAATGATAATTAAAAGCATCTTCATGCTTTTTATAATTTTGATAATGTTCAGAATTATTTTTCTTATGTTCATCAAAAGCATTATGGTGTTCGTTTGTTCCCGGTTTTTTACCTTCAGTCATTTTATCATAATGTTTTGACATTTCTGCGTTATGATGATCAACCGCATCTTGATGATCGCGTTCTGTAAATTTAGGTCCACCCATACCTTTATTTCCACTTTGGTAAATAGGTTTACCTGAAGCTGTATGTCCTGTAACTATTCCACCATGTGAGCCTTCTCCACCTTTTTCTAAATCACGATCTTCAATAGATTTTTGAATTTCATTATTACCATACAAAGATGATATTCTTCTTTTGCCTATCACTTCGCGTGATATAAATTGATCGTGTGACATAACTTTATTTTAAATATGAGATAATTGAAAATGCATACCGTCTTTGCGTTTCCAGGTACCGCCCCAATCAAATCCTACGTCAGTAAAACATGAAACAAAACCGGGAGTAAGTTGTGGTACTTTACTTAATCCATTCCACGCCGCATTAACATCAATTGCTAAACCCCATGAATGAATTGAAGCTTTTGTTTTTGAACCTCTTTGAAATCTTATATTGAAACATCCATCGAATGTTTTTAACTCATTAACAAAACCTCTGTTGATAAGATTTTTAAACGCCTTTGATAATGGTTCAATCATTCGCTTATTACAATAAAGCTTTTTAGGTATTACACCAATTTCAAGTTCAGTTGGTACATCCCATAGTACCATATCTTTTTCTTTTGTTGGATCACCTAATAAATCGAAGCATTGTTGTGGAGTTATCATATTTTATTTTTTAATCGTTTTTATATTCCTGTTGTTACTTTAGAACCTATCTTTAAAAATGTTCTTAATAAAAATCCAATGATAATTCCTATTAATAACCAAAATATTCCGTTTTTAAATCTTGCAAACCAACTACCTTTAGTTTTTGCTTTTTCAACCCTATTATCTGAAACATGTATACGTTTAGCGAATTTTAATGAGTCTATGTATGCTTTCGTTACGAATTTCAGCGAATCTTTATATTGTCGGGTAATTTCATTAATTGAATCTCGCGCCGTTTTTTCAGTCTGCCTGATCATCGTACGCATTGTCTGTTGTTCTTGCCTTATTCTTGCTTTAAACGCAGACATTGGAATTTTCTCTTCTTCAACTGTTGTAATGTTTTTTGTCTCATTTAAAACTAATTCGAATTTGATTTTATTGTCTTTAATATTTATTAACAATAAATCATCTTCTATATCAATAGCTGTGTCCAAAACAAAACCTGGGCAATTAACTTCTATTTGTGGTAACGTAACTATGTTTGTTACAGTATCTGTAACTGTTACGGTTTTTGTTGTTGTAATATATTTTGGAGAACAACCAAAAATCAATATCGATGCTATTAACAACATCAACACATAACACCAAAACTTTGCACTAATTTTTAAATACGATTTATATTTCACGATAATATTATTTTTGATTCTTTTATAAATAACTTATTAATATCCGATTGAATTGATTTTGCAAATGGATTTTCATTGTATTGACTAGCATCTTTATTTAAATACTGCGAATACTGATCTTCATCATCTCCCTGATCATCACCATTTTGCATATTATCAACCGCCTGATTTGATTGTTGATTACCCATCTGTGACATTTGTTTCGCCTGCATCACAATAGGATTTAAAACTATATCACCTTCAGGAAGTGGTGGTAAATCTCTCCGTGCACGTACTTCATTTAATGTTTCAATATTTGTTACTGATTTTATATCGTATTCAATTTGATCTTTTTCATTGTTTTCGTCCAATCCAACAAATACTAATTCAAAATCAGGATGAAGATAATCGACGATAGTTTTATTTACATACTTTTGAAATCCGCGCAGAAGTGGACGTAGCCCTTTATCTCTACTCCACTTTAATCTTTCTTCACCACTTCCTTCAAACATTGGTTTGCTTCCCGTTGAACCAGATAATTGAAAACCTATTTCCGACGAATCTATTTTAAACGCCATGCAATTCAACTTAATCAAAAATTCGTGGTACTTTGAAAACTCCATATCGCGATTTGTTTTCGTAAGGTCGACAAATTCAGCCTTCTCTGCATGCATTACTGGAATTTTATGCATGTTCATAACACCAGTAACTTGCGCTACCCATTCGTTACGAAACTCATCCATCTTCGATTGATTAACCTGTCCATGTACTCTTAAAATTCCTTTTGGTGCACTTCCTACTTTAAAGAAATTTGCGTTATAAGCGTCGGTATTTAATAACGCCGTAACCATTGTAATCATATCTTCAAGTTCCGCATTGCCATATCCATTTCTTTTTATATCTGTTTTTGGGTTGCGAATCATCATCGCTAATTCCCAAGGATAAAATTCATGAAATATCTGGCCGTTTATTATCTGTATATACGAAGGATAATATCCATTAATTTGTTTTCTTTCTGTTGGGTTATTTAAATTCGCACCAACCATATCATCATCAAATGTATCGGCGATTCTGAACGTTGCACCATCCGCAGCGTAAAATTCAGTGAGATCACCTTGAAAATCACGAACGTTTTCCCAAGTTCCTTGATCTATCGACAATGAATCCTCGACAACCTTAGACGCAAAAGTTTCAAAATCATCAGCATGCCACTTATTTCCGCTTACTCCGCAATTCAATATAAATTCTGTTATCCACTCGGCTATCTTATAATCCTTTGTGGACATTTTTTGTTTTTTCTTATCGTAATATGTTCCTTTGTGTTTTTTACGTATTACGAAACCGGGTTGTGATTTTATTTCCTGTGGTGCACAAAATGCTTTTACTTGATCTTTTCTTGTTTCGATGCATGCTTTTGGAATATGAGTTTTCGCCATTGCACGTAAAACATCGAACGACATCGAAAACATTTTGTCTTTATAACCTAAAGATGATGATATATCTAAAGGATCGACTAATAATGCTTTCGATGAAGTTTGTTGTTCTTTTCTTTTTTCTATCTTCTGTAAATATTTTTTCGCTTGATATATCTCATTTATATTACCAGAAGTAAACGCTTTTTGAATAAGAAGCTGTTTTTCTATTTGAAGTAGTTCTTCTTTTTCTTCTATTGAACTTATGCTTGTTTGCGGATTATTCACGCGTAAATTTTTTAACTATTTCAATGTTTATTGTATTGTTTTTATTGAAATATTTTCCATTCTATCCACGCATCTTTTATTACCAGATCTGTCGCAGTTGTTGCAACTAATGATTGTACCTGTATTTTTGTTCCAGTTAATACTTTAGCGCCTACAGGTCCTTTATTTGTCGAACCAAATCCATTAGTTAACGAAATAAATACTCTTTGCTTTGCAAGTGCAGTATCTGTCGCCGCAAAAGGAGTTGCTGATGAAATCGTAAACAATCCGGCTGACGTTTTTGCAATTGTTGGTGTTACGCCTAACGTATTTATTAATACCGTATCTATTGATATCGTTGAATCAACAGTTGATTGTGATATCTTAGCAATATACGTTAAAGCTGGCCACGAATTTGCATATGTTTTATACAATCCATCAAACGCCGCATTTACTTGTGTAGTAATCGCCGGTGTGTTTGGATTTACAACCGCCTGTTTAATAACTTGTAAAATAGGCGTGAATTGCTGCGCTTTTACAGAAATAGGTTCAAAGAATGCAAATGCAATTAATGCACATAAGATAAATTTTTTCATTGTTAAAGTTTTTTAATTTTTACTAATATGAGATAAAAATATAACTTTTTTTACAAGTTTTCGAAATAAAATTTTTCTATAGCAGAAACTACTTTGTTGTATTTATCAACCTTTTTTATAGTAATTTTTATTATCGCAAAAAACAATCCCCATAATAAAAATCCTGGGATATTAAATATGACGTATAATATACATGTTATTTGTTTCATTTTCAACGGATCAATCATTATCCATATAATTGGAAATTGATAAGTTGATATTATTGTCCATACAATCAATACGATCAAATAAGTGTTCATTTTTTTAGTTTTATTTATATTTATTAATAATTTTTCAATTCTTGTTTTAATGACTCAACAATTATAGAATATTCTTCTATCAATTGTTTAATTATATACGGACGTAATTGTTTTTTTGAAGTTAGTTTATATCTCGGTCTCTGACCATCTAATTGCTTTACTATAGCAAGTTTTTTATAAACTAATGTTTGAAGTAAATTTTCAGTATATTTTAAATCTCCAAATTGTTTTTTGAATTTATCAAATACTTCTTGCGCTGTTACCCAATTACGGAATTGATTTTCAATTAATAAACATATTTCAGTTGAAATTTCTTCAGCTGTTTTCTGTTTGGCGAAATTTACTGTTTCTTTCCTTTTCTTTGAAAGATACGTTATAAATTTTGTGAAGTATTTTTTCATAATTATTTTATTTCGAATTCTGTTCTAAAACGATTTCCTAAAGATGATTGTTGTGTTACGTTTTCATCATCTACAATATTTGTTTTTTGTTTTTGATTATTTCTTAAATAGTTTACGAATACTACAAAAACATCTTTTGTTGCTATTGTATCATTCATTGCATCATGTGCGTCTGTTAATTCAACACCTGCTTTATCGCAAATGCAATTTAATTTATATGCACCATTTAACATTGTATTTCTTTGCCAAGTCGTTCTTGCAAGTAAAATAGTATCTAAATTATCTGGTACAAAATATTTTCCCATTGATTTTCCTGTGAAATATTTTTCCAATGTATTTTTAGAAAAATCAAAAAAGAAGTTATTAATAAATCCAATATCAAATAAAGGATTTTGTCCTACCCATATTAATTTATCTTTATGTGAACGCGATGAATATTTATTTAGCAATAACTCAATTTCATTGCAAGCAAGTTTTGCATCTTTTCCTTTTTTATGAAGTAAATCAATTGAAATATTTGTAGAAATTAATGCGGCAGTATCATATATTTTATCGTAAGGGAAAATATATGATTCATAACTACTAAGTACTTCTAACGTTTCACCATTTATTACTACACATGCTATTTGTGTTATTGCATTTGTTTCTGGATTAAAACCTCCTGTTTCTACGTCTATTACTAAGTAATTCATATTTAAAATTATACTATTGTTTTGTATTTAAAATCTCTACAACACAGTTTCAACATTACCTTGTTTTATTTTTTGAATTGCTTCATCAGGCATCATCTGTATTGCAGCTTCAACAATGGTTTTAAAATCTTCAATCTTCAAAACAAGTAATTTACATTTATAATCAATATGTTGATCATTTTCTTCTTTCGTAATTGCAGATTGATTTTTAGAAATTATCAGGTTTGATAAATCATCAACCATTTGTCTTATATTTTTTCTTTCTATTTCTTCAGCAGGTATTTTTAAGTTTTTAATTTGACTTTTGTCAACTTTAAAACAACCCGTAAAAACTGAATTACCTAATTTAAATTGTTTGAATAAATTTATAGCTTCCATATTTTTGTTTTTAAAATGGTTCGATATCTGTTCTTGGTTCGCAAATGTTATCGTGTTGTTTTATATTATTTGTAACAGTTGCAGTTTTTGTTAAGTAATCGTAATGTAAAACTTTATTTACTTTTCTTCTTTCATGTTCTTTTATTGTATTATTACTTAAAGATAAAACTTGTAAATTCGATTCAGTATATCCTTTTGATTCTATAATTCTATCTATTGAATACGATTCTTTTGTTTTTCCTTTTCCAATAAGATAATTTGTTTTGAAACAAAATTGTTGAAATTGTTCGAATGTTAAATCAAAAAATATTTTTCTTCTTTTTGCATTCATTTTTAAAGTTTCAAACGCATGCTTTTCTTTGTTTTTTTCTCGCCAAACTTTAATATAACAATATCCGCATTTTCTACTACCTTTATTTCTTACTTTATTTTTACAATAAGGAGTATTGCATTTATTACTCTTTTTCTTATTGATATTTGTTTTCACTATTGTTATTTAATCTGTTGAATTATTTTACCATCATATATTAATGAAAATTGCGCAACTTTACTTTCTGAATCTGTTTTATATACCTTCAAATATATTTGATGAATATTACTTTCAACTACATTTGCAAATATTTTAGCAATATATTGTTTTGGATTTTTTATCTTATCATACAATAAAACTTTTCCTTTTGTAAATAATTGATCTTTATAATTAACAACAACAATATCTGTACCACCATCTTCAAATGATTTATTGTTTTTTCTATATTCATCTTTTACTATTAATATTCTTGCATAAACATCATCGGGTAATCCAGTATTATTTTTCATATAAAAACTTTTTTATGATTAAATTTCTTTAATTCAGATTTCTTTTTTAAAATAAAACGTTTATCATTTCCGCATTTACAAATAACATTAAACCAATCAATCCATCCACATTTCATACAATATTCAATTCGCGTTGATTTTATTTTCACTGTTTTATCTTTACACATGATTTTTATTTTGTGTTTAAAAAATTATTTATTTTATTTTCTATATTACTGGTAATAGTAAATGCATTATGTAGTTTTAAAGCTAATTTTTGTTTTTCACTAATTGTTTCTTGATTAGATGTTTTTTGTTCATTTAAAAAATATATTTTTGAGAGTTTTGATTTTCTTTTTTTCAACTTTTTTATTTTTATAAAAATATATAAAAACATTTATAAAAGCATCATAATTTTTCTATCAAGATATTATATAATTGTAAATCATTTTGCTTTATGAATTGCATTTTCTTTCTTAACATCTCAGGATTTATTTCCTGTATTTTTTTAAGATTATTTATCTCCCATAAATTATGACATTCTGTAGGATATGAACTTGGTGCGCCAAAACATTCTACGACTAAATTTTCTTTATCTGTTATCAAATCAATTCTATTTATTTCTTTACATCGTTTTCTTGATATTGTATGACTTATAGATAAAGGCATATTATGTTTACCGCATGTTTCACAACAAGGATCACGCTCTGATAATATTTCCTTTACTACTTCTGAATATTTTTTATCTATGATTTGTTGTTTTTCGGTTTTTTTAAAAACAGGTTTTTTATAAATAATAGTTTTTCTTCTATCATTTATTTTAGATGCTTTGATTTTGTTGGTTCCATTTCTATTTGAACCATGTAATCTTATTTGATTACAATCATCGCAAAGTTTATGTGTACGATTTACTATATAGCTATCTATATTGCATTTACTACATTTTTCTTTTATCATAAACTATTTTTGTTTTATTCCCGCGTTTTCAAAATTTTCTTTAGCCATTTTTTTAAATTTTTCAACTAATGAATTTTTTAATTGATTTATGTTTTTCGCGCCTTCAATTTGTTTTTTAATTTCAATTTCTTTTATTACTTCAATTGGTGAATGTATTGGAGGTAATTTTGAAACTTCTTCAAATTCTAAATCTGTAATAGCATTCATTTTTTCATAATCAAAATGATCTGGAATTTGAACAACATCGCCTTTTGCTTTTTGTAATAATTCAAGTAACTCAACTTTCTCTGGCATCGTTAACGCAGTAGTATCTATATTTATTAATTCAGCAGATATTTTTTGTTTTTCAAACCTTACTTTATTATTTATAACTATTCTAGTTTTTTTACGATGCAATCCTAATAATGTTTCCTTTTGACGCATTGTATCTAAACAACTTAGAAGTTTTTCTATTTTTACTTTTTTATAATAATTTATATTTCTTATTTGAGGATTTCTTAATTCCCTTTCTATTTTTTTATCGTAAATTATTAAATGTTCAAAAATTATTCTTTCCTTTTTACTTTTTATTGCTTCAGTATAATCTTTCATAAAGCAGTAGTAGATTTCTGAAAGTTGATTTTTGCTTTTTACTTTTTTAACACCAAGTACTACAAGAGACTTTTTAATTATTTCAGTTTCATTAAATCCTAATTCAACAAATGAATTTAGTGTTTGAATAATTGTAAAAAACAATTTTATATCTACCTTATTAGTTTTAAAATAATCTAAAGTTAACTTTAAATCATCTATTTCTATAATCATAAATTAATTTTTAAATAAAACCAAAATCAAAAGTTTCATCAAACATTTGATCCATTGATGCAGTAAGAACATCAACCATATCATCATGTAATGAATTTGGAAACGCTAAACATTGTGAAATAAATTTATCGTTCCAATGTCCTTTTACTAATTTAACTCTTTTTGATTCTAATCTTGGTGTTTGCGCATAAACCCTTGTAACTTTATCGTCTTTAGGAGTTTTACCTTCTATTATACTTAACTGTGTTTGTTCTATTAAAGTTTGAACAATTGATTTTCCACTTGCTTTTGGTTCAACATATATTTTTGAATCAGATGAATAATCAAATCTACTTACGTATTGAGTAATAAATCTACAAAGGTCTGGGAATTTTAACCACACTTCTTCAACGCCAACAACATACATCTGATTATCAGAAAAATAACAAGCTAAAATAGCAGAAGGATCGTTTTCTGTTTTTTCTGTATATGCACTATCTATAAAAAAATGAATTGGAGAAATTGAAGGATTGCGTGAAAGCTTTTCAGGGTCGACTATTTCCAACCATTCACGTTTAATGATATTACCTTCATTATCAAAAGGTGATTGCAAATATTGTCCAGCAAATCCTCTACTCCCTAATATTTTTTTAAATGTTCCTAACGTTGTTCTATTTAATCTTATAGGATCAAGTAAACCATCTTTATAAATAGACTCTAATTCAGGTGGATAAACGTTAGGTGTTATTTCAGCTGGTAAACAAATTAAGTTATACATATCTCTAAAATTTGCAAGTAAATAACCTGTCAAATCTTCTTCATGTAATCGCTGTTGAATGTTTACACGAATACCTATATCAGCTGGTGTTAAACGATTATATAATGACTTCGTATAGTAATCTATAACCTTTTTACGCATTACTTCTGATTCTGAAGTTAATGGATTTTGTAAATCATCTGTTACAATTATAGTTCCTTTATGTCCTGTAATATTTGAACCTGTAGTTTTACTTATTCTAAATCCACCTTGGTTATTCATAAACAAACCTTTTGAATCATAATCTCGTCTCAAATAAAACAAATGACCAAATAGTTGTTGATATGTTTCGCTTTTTATAATATCTTTCGTATACGATGCATTCATTAAAGTTAAATCATCGTCAAACGATGCACAAATAAAAGGTATTGAAGGATCGTGTACCCATATCCATGCATTCCATGCAATTGAAACAATAAGAGTTTTTGTTGTTCTTGGTGGAATATTAATATTTAAATCTTTTTCCTTAGGTTTTTTATTAACTATACGAATTCCTTCATATTGTAATTTATCGCATAAAAATTTTAAATGAGGTGCGTCTCTATATATTTCATTTTGAAACAATTCTTTAAAACAAAACTTAAAAAATTCATAAAAAGATTGTTTATATACTTCTCTTTTTAATTCAATATCAAGTGTCTTTAAACTAAAATTAGTTTTGCTGCTTTTCATTATACTTCAATACCTTTCGTTTTTAACAATAATTGTTCAAATCGTATTTTTTCATCTTTGTTTAAAAGATTAATATCAAACTCTTGTTTTTCTATAAAATCAAATTCGTTTTCTATAAAAAAATCGTCAGTATCATCAATTAATCCTAACAACCTTTCACGATATAACATTGCTTTTGATTGACCAAAATCGCTTCCGAGAGTTTCAAACTGTCTTGCAATTGCAGAATAAATTAACGAATGTTTAAAAAATATTTCAGAAAAAATATTTTCGCAAATATCTTTTGCTTTTTCTGAAAGCAACATACATGCTTCTCTTAATTGCGAAATAGTTACTGCTCCATCATATTTGTTGTAGACGATAGTTATTGATTCAATGTAATTACCTGAATCTAAATAAGCATTTAGAATTTCTTTATATACCATATCATGAGTAATAGAAATACCGGGTAATTTTTTAATCCTACCTACTTTTTTATATTTAGCGTTTGTTACTCTTCTTTTGTTCATAAAGTAATAATTGCAGAAACTACTATTATAAGTTTTGCTTGTTCTTTTTCTGTAAATCTAAATCCGTTTTTACGATCTAATTTGTTTTTTAATTTTGCTGCAGCAGAACTTGTTTTTATGTTTGGGTACATACGCCTTGCAACTTCAGATTTATTTAAAGAATTTTTTTTAAGAAGATTTTCAACATCCTCTATTTTTAATTTAGCCATGTTTAAGTTTTTATATTAAAAATATTATATAAAATTATAAAAAAATCCTGATAATAATATCAGGATTAAAAAATTAAAAATTATTTACTAAGCAATTAAAAATTTTTTATAAGATAATAAAATTACAAATTTATTTATAATTCATCAAAATTTATTTCAGCTATTCTTAATTGATCTAAATTTTTTAATGATTTTTCTACCCATACTTTATCTTGAGTATCTTTACAGCAAAAAATAAATATTGAACCTATATGATCTTCTCTAAATCTTATACATCTTCCAATTCGTTGAATAATATCTTTTTCGTTTGAATTTACTTGTCCTACAACTTCATTGTCAACATCGTCTATATTATGACCTTCATTTAATGATTCAACAACTCCAATATAATTTATTTCACCTTTTATAAATTTATTTAAAGCTGTATCTTTTACGTTACTATGAAAAACATTTTCACCACATAAATCATCCGCTTGTTTTATTGAACCACAAAAAATAATTGTTTTTGAATCATCGCTTATAAAATTTTGTAAAAAATAATGAACAGCTTTTCTTTTAGATTCGAGATTATAAATAAACCTCATTCTTTCTAACATTTTAAATTTATGCTTGTTTTCAAAAAACTGTAACTGTCCTTTATTTGTTTTATAATCTTGAAGTAGAAGTAGAATATCTTCGTTTAAATTTACATATTGACTTACTGATTTTTCAAACTCCTTTTTCTTCATATCTAAACAATCTTGAACTATATCGGGTTGTGATATAAAAAAATCAGAAATTTCAAATGATTTTACTTTTTCATTTAATTCTGCTAATTTTGTTCTTGTTTGTTCAATACCTTCACATAAAAATTCATATCTTTCTTTTTCTGTAACTTTAAACTTTCTTTTATCCTTCAATTCTACATCGATATAACGCTGATTTTCATCAAGTTGCGTATAGATGATAATTATTTCATAAGGAGCAACAGTGCCGTGTTTTACACCTTGATCTAACGTATATACAAAGGTTGTGGGACAGAGTATGTTAAGAATATTTTTTGATTCGCCTTTTTTAGGCGGAGTAGCAGTTAATCCTAAAATAGTATTACATTGATTTTTATTAAAAAAAGTTGAATTGTTTTCAGTTACATTATGCGCTTCATCAAGTACAACTAATTCGAACAATTCGTTTTCTATTTTATTTGCAGATACATAACAACATGTTATTACATTTTTTTCATAAATTTTTAAACAATTCCATTTTTCAAATTCATCTCTCCAATTAGTATCTCTTAATTTTTGTGTAGGTACTATAATTATAATTTTTGCAAAAGGATTTATATTAATGATTTCTTCGCATCTTAATATTGCTACTCTTGATTTTCCAGTTCCTGTAGCAGCAGCAATCAATGCTTTATAATTATTTTTTTTAAAAGAATCTAAAGCACTATGTTGTATTTTATCTTTTTTTTCAAAGATCGTTAATGTTTTTATTTCACTATCTGTAAAATCTACTGTATCGTAATTTTTCATTTTTTGTATTTTAAAAAACGACTTTAGTCGTTATTCTTTTTATATTAATTAGCCTTATTAGATATAGATATATTATCCTGCTCAAATTTGAGCATCCCCTATGTTCATTTCTGAGCATCCCGGGATGCTCAAATTTGAGCATGGGCTTTATCGTATTTTGCGAATCTACGATACCATGCTTCTGGTAAGTAAATATATCTACGTGTTCCTTTTTTATCGACATTAAGATATGTAACTATTATGTACTTTTTATCAATCAATTGATTTATTGATCTATCAATAGTACTTCTACTTATTTTTAATTTTTCTTCAAACCACGAATTTAATGCAAAACAACAACCTTTTTTGTTATTACATAATCCAGTTATAAAACAATATAATCTAAATGTTGAGTTTGAAATTTCTGTATCTTCAAGGACTTCTGACAATCCTTGAAAATAATATGTATTTACTTCATTCATTTTTGTAGTAATTGTAGATGTAGATATTTTCTCTATAGCGGTTTTAAAAATATAATAAAAAAAAATAAGAAAAATCTTTTCTGTGTTAGATTAGATTTTTCTTATTTTGTAGTAGATGAAGTTTTTACTTATTTAATTTTTTAGCTTCATAAATTTCCATTGCGTATTCCCAGAATTTTTTATTGAATAATAAATCAAGGTGTGTACTTTTGATAGCATTTGCTTTTGATAATCCGCTGTCAACTTTTGCATAATAATCACCTTTTGTAATCCTTTCCTGAATTACGTTAAATACTGTCCATAAAGAATCATCGGCATCTTCCAACCTTGTAGGTTTTATTAATGATTCAACAGCGTATCTTGCTTTTAATTCTTTGTAAACTAATTCAAGGTATGAGTTTTTATATTGATACCTCGAATGTAAACCTTTTATTGCTAAATCGATTTTTTCTTCTTCCGTTAAAATCATTGTAGAAAATTCACTGAATAAATCAATTAATTTTTTTACATTTTTAACGCATTCAGTAATGTATTCATTGATTACATTATAATCAGTAAAATGTTTTTTATTAATCGACGCGAAACGTTTATCAAAAATTACCAATCCATTTGAACAAACCAATCTAAAGATTCCAAAATAAAATTCGAATTTACTAACACCGTTATGTGAATTAGATAATACCAATTGTATTTTATCGTTTGTTTTTGGTAAAAGGTATTGATTATTTTCAAGTTTTACAACGTGGTGAGTATATGGTTTTAATCCTGTATCTCTTACATTTGTTTCTCTTACGGAAACAATTTCCCAACCCGGCATCGACTTCATAATATTTTCAATAACGAATTGTGTATTTACGTGTTTGTAACGATCGGATAATTTTTTATGCTTTTCCTTAGTTGCTATTGAAGGACAAATTGTAATAGCATCTTTTAAACTTAAAATTCCAGTTGTAATTGTATGCAATTGTTTTTCGGCAGTTTCAAAATTCTTTTTATTACGATCTATAAAATCATCCCAACCTTTGTATTCATTTTTATAAACTTTTGCAAGTTCATAAGGTAAATTGTTTTGCTGCTTCAATGGCCATTTTTGATATTCTTTAAGTGTTGCAATACCGTTTCCAATAACTGTTTGTTTTGCTTCTTCAAAAGAAAGAAATTGATTTTTCTGTTTCATGATTTTTGTTTTTTGATTTAAGATTTGATTGACATTGTAAATATATAAACTTTTATATAAAGAAAAAAATTATTTTCAATATATTTTTTATTATAATTTATTAAGCAAAATTTTCAGGTAATATTGTTACCCCAGTAAACAACCCTTTTTCTTCTGCTACTTTAATAATGTCTTCTGCGAATTTATGAAAGTTGTCATCATTCATTACAGCATGTAATAATTTACCTGTAAATATTATTTTTTCAGGAATTGTTTTTTCTTCGTAAGATTTGCAAATCATAATTTTAGTTTTAATTATTATTTAATAAGATTTAAAGCTTCAACTGCTCTAAGATACAATCTATACCTCATAGTTTTTTTGTCATAATTTTTATACCATAATTTTACAACTTTAGCTATTGTAATAAGTTTAGTATTTTGTTCTTCCAATACTTTAATTCTTTCATTTAGCGATTTCAAAGTTTCATTTACATAACATAATGTATATTTTTCTTCTTCTATTATTTGTGTTAAAATTCCATTTAATACCGATTGATGCCATTGCTTTATATCAGCTATAGATTCATAATATCGGAACATATCTACTGTTACACCTGTATATTCAGGATAAGTATAAATAACATGTCCTTGATGCTGATATACACCTTCTTTAACAGTTATAATTTGTTCAGGTGATAAGTTTCTAAATCTATTTATTTTATTTATGTTCATGATTTTTAGTTTTTATTTTTTATTTATAGTAAAAAGAATTAAATTACATTATTCTCATAAGCAGTTAGTTTTGGTAACCGGCCCTTGTTTCTACAAGGGCTTTTTATTCATACTGCTCCGCAGGGTTTTCTTCATCAGCTGTATGTAATCCACCAGCTGGATCAATCCATAACCCTTTTTCATCGCATTCACCGCAAAGAACTAAACCATATAAATTACTTGGATTAGGATCTTCAATTACAGTTTTACAACTACAACATAAACATGTTTTTTCTATTCTTTCAATATAAACGTATGCGTTATATTTATTACCAACCATATCTTTAAACTGCTGTTTTGAATAAACAAACGTAACTTTATATAATTCTGTTGCGTTAATTAATTTTTTTCTGTTATCAGATACTGCCCATTCATCAATTAATTTTACCGTTTGCGTTACGGTACAACCTGTTTCATATTGTGTTTCAACTCTTGTACCTTTTTGTCCATACCATTCAACTAATTGTTTCATACAATTCCAAATATTATCACCTTTATTTGTTACTGCACCAAAATCTGCAGCATCTTCAAAAATTCTTTTTGAATTGTTTTCTATTTGTGCTTTACAATAAAAACCTTCTTTATAGACTGACATAATTTTTAGTTTTAAATGATTAATTTATTGAATTATCCAATATCATTGTGATTTGATAATTACCTTCGTCGTTTATTTCGAAAAAATGAGTTTTTGAAAAATTACCTTCTACATTTTTTTGTACTACTATTGGCCTTTCAAATCCAATAGTTTTAAAATTTAACAATATTATTTTTTTTGCTTCTGCAATATATAACTGCATTTGCTTTTTTGAATTTGCAATAACTTCAACAACTGTATAGGTTTTGTTTGTTTTACCTTTGTAAGTAATTATTGTTTTTAACTGTTTCATTTTGATTGTTTTTATTATTAATTAAAATTCAGGATTTTGCGCGTATTTTCTATAACCCAAATACATTGTATTAAACCACGAATTGTTTATTGAACAACCATCAGTTATGTAATAACCGTTTTTTCTTAATGTACATTTTGTCCACTTCTTCTTATCATTACTATTGTTATTACTGTATGAATATGGAATATCAGAACCATAAGGATATGGACCACCTATTACTTTGTAATCATCACCAGAAACGTAAATTGTTTTTAAATCTTCACTTACTTCGTGAACAGTATGAGGATAATAATCACCATTATAACCTGTTGTTGCACCAATACCAACTACAGGTTTTGTAAGTAAAAAAATTTCTTCCTTTCCTATTTTTACTTTATCAACAACTTGTTGAAAACATTTTTCAATTATCAAATCAGCTTCTGCTGAATACGGTGAAGTACATATATTTATACCAATAGTAATTGATCTGATTGAATCGTTAATATCAATACCAAAATAAATTGTACCAAGTGTTTCAACTTCTATTAAAGTTTTTTCTTGTTTTTTAAGAAAATTAACTATATAATTCCTTTTTTCGTTTTGTGATATTTGTTGTTTGTTTGACATGATTTTTGATTTTTAATTGTTTTTAATAAGTTTCGCAATATTGTGATAATTTACTTAATGCTTCGTCATAGCTATTTGATTTAGTAACTTCTTCAACTAAATACTTTGCTAATGTTTTTTGTCCATCTTTTTTTAACGCCCGTGTACATAATGACATTAAATTAAAAATGTTTCCATTTTCGCCTACTAATTTTACTTTAGGTTTTTCATTAACGATAGCACCATCATGATCATAAACAAATAATACTGAATCACCATCGTTATCTTTTACAATTATACATTCAGTATCTTTATCATAAATTTCATATAATTCTTCAAAACCTGCACCTGAAAGTTTTTTATTCCAAATTTTTTCTAAATCTTTTGCAATTCCTTTTACTAATACAGTTGTTATTTCTCCTGTATAAGTTTCAGCTAAATCGCCGATTTCAACTTGTTTGAATGATTTTGTTGTCATGATTTTTGATTTTTGATTTTTGATTGATTGTTTGATAGTGTAAATATATAAACTTTTATATAAAGAAAAAATTTATTTACTACTTTTTTGAAAATCTTGCATATATAATACAAAAAAACCCGGAATAATCAGTTCCGGGAATCCTAAAAACAATCAAAAATCATATGCGAGAAGGATAAAAGTAAAACAATTTTTATAAAATAAAAACTCTTCTACTTCCTAAACGTAACAAACAGTATTTGATTGTTTTATAAATGATTTGTTCGATGATGTGCTTGTAAAAGTAATTAATTTACCTTTTCTTAAAATTACTTGGTAAATCACTTTACTTCTTTTTGATAGTTGAAAAACTTCACCATCTTTTACTTTTCCAATTGTTGTTTGTTTCATGATATTTATTTTTAAATGTTTACTATTACTTCTTCGCTAACTTCTTTTTTCTCAAGTGATGTAATTTTTCAGTTACACCTAATGTAGGTAATACTTCTTTATTAAAATGATTTGTTGCACGTTTTTTTCTATCAGCTTTAATTTCTTTATGCGTCATCTTTTCACTAACCAACATATTACATGATTCACCTAACAACTTTAATTTCTTTTTAGTAAAAGGACAAACTACATTTTTAACTTGAGCTTGCGTATCACCTTTTTTATTACAGATGATACAATCTTCTTCATTTTTTGAACACCATAAATTATATGTCGCCATCGTTTCTATATTTTATTTTACAATAATGTGATAAACATAAAGCATCTACTATTCCTTGATGCGGATTTTTACTTCGTTCTGAACCTAATAAATTTACTTTTGGATATATCCTTTTTACAGCTAATAAAGCCATAGGTTTAGTATCTAATCCACCTTTTTTCCCTTCTACTTTATTTGGTTTTCTAATTTCTTTAATTCCTTCAAATAAAACTGCTTGCCATTTTTTAGGTGCAACTTTAATAAAAGGTATTTTCATCGACGCTAATATTCCTTCTAAAATACCTAATGATCTACCAAAACCAAACATAGCTTTTGCTGATGAACCAAATATCGCATGAACGTCTTCTGTTATACAAATAGGAAATACTCTTTTATCGTTCGTAAATTTTTCAAAAATCTCAACTATTTTTTGAATATCGATTTCGTCTGCTACCTGTGGTGTTTTCATTACCATAATATCATCATAGCTTTGGAATACGATTCCACCGTCTTTCCCAGGGTCTATTCCAATAAACATATTATATTGCATAATTAATTTTTTAACTGATTATGAAACTTAGAAACTGATAGACGTTCATTTATCCTTTGTTCTATTAAATTAACGTCTTCTATAGTTGGTGCGTAATCATTCCACAGGTTTTTAAAATTATAATCGTTGTATATATTCCAATTTTGACTATAATCAGTTACATTAAAACCACGATTTTTACATTCTTGATATAATTGTAAATAACGTATAAAAGTATATTCACCTTTATTTAAAAAAAATTTAACATGCCCAGTTCCTAACTTAAATGATTCAGGAATATTTGTTAAACATTTTTCGCCATATTTTTTTAAATGGTTCGGGATACGTTTTATTTCACGATGTTCTGCTAATAAATGTTTATCAGTTAATTTTTGTGGTTTTATTCCTATATTAATTCGCGTCATAAATCTATTAATTCTGTTATTTTATTAGCCTTTCTTGCTAAAAGTATATTTATACTACTTTCGTTAACAGTATTTTGAGTAATAATAAAAACCGTTTTATTAATACTATCCATAGATTTTACTATAGAATCAATTCCATATGAATCAACGGCATCTAAAACTTCATCAATACCTATAAAATCCAATCCACCTGAATCAGATGCCAAATTTATTAAATTCTGTAATGCAAGAATGCAACATAAATCTATTCTACCTTTTTCACCTGCACTGAATTTATTAAAATCACCTTCACTTACTGCGTTTCTAAAAACCTCAACGGAAATTTGTTCTTTTAATTCACCATTTGATTTTAATTTAAATCCCGACATTAATATAGATAAGTTACTACCTATTTTTTCCAAATAATGATTTACATAACTATTAATAATAACGACTGATTTATTAGCTAAGTATGATTTAAATGATTTAAAGTTTAATTGCCAACGTTTGATTTTTTCCTCTTCATCTTGAAGCGATGTTAATATTATATCAATACATTGTATCATTTCATCAAATTCAGAAATTGATTTGTTTTTACTTATTATTTCATCTTGCTTCGCATCCTTACTTTGTTTTACAGTTTCAATTTGTTCATTGTATTGTTCAATCTGTTCATTCAATAATTTAATGCTATTTGATTTTGAAATCAATTGATCATTCTGTAATTTTATTTTTGATTCTAAATTTTGTTTTTTTAATTTCAATTCGTCTAATAATTTTATTAACTTTCTTTCTTCTTCTATTATATCTTGTGATTTTCTTGATTCTTCATTCATTTTATTTTGAATACTCTTCTGCTCTTCTTCAATTTGTTTCAAAACAAAATCTTTATCAATAGTACATTGTTTTAATTCATTTTCAAACATATGAAGTGAATCGATTATTTTTTGTTTATTAAGTTCCTGTTCAACAAAATTGTTTTTTAATTCTTCTACATTTACTTCTTTATCGTCAAATAAAAACGTATGTTTGCATTTAGGACATTCGATAGCGCCCATAATTTTTTTATTAATGTCACTAATTATTTGATTTACTGTTTTTAACATAGTTTCATTATTAGAAATTGTTGACAGTAATTCATCTTTTAATTCGTTTAATAAATTAATTTCTTCATCTTTATCTTCCTTAATTTTTAAAAATTGAATTTTTAAATTTCTATGTTGATTATCTGAATCAACTTTTTTTGCTTTTATATCTACAAACTGTTCATCATATTGATCTAATTTTATCATTGATAAATCAATTTCATTACCATTAATTAAAATAGCTAATTCGTGTTTAAAATCTTCAGCATCAACTATTAAATTTTTACATTTCAAAATAAATTGCGATAGTTCTTCTATTTTATCAATTTTATATTGTTCAAAATCTATATTTCTTAATTGTTCAATTTGTTCAATTAATAAATTTTTCTGACTATCTAAACCGTATTTTTCTTTTGTATTTTCAATTATATCTTTTTCAATCTGTTTAAATTTTTCATTAAAAACTAAAACTAAATTATCTAAAACATCTGCTTTAGAAAATCTATTGATTAATTGTTTTTTAGCAATATCGTTTGATTTTAAAAATGAAATATATTTATCACGCGATATAATATAGTAATTCAACAAATCTTCGTTTTGAATACCAATCTTATTAGTAATAAAAGTATTTGCATCGTCAACACTTGTTGATGATGAGTTTTTAATAACTTCTCCATTAATTGAAACAATAACAGAACTACTACCTTTTACAAAAAGGCTTCTTTCTATTTTCATTTCTTCGTTTAATTTTGAATTATTTAATGTAATGCAAGTATAACATTCATCTTCATCATTAAAAACAATATCTCTGTTTTTAATTTTTCTCAAACATTGTCCAGTTAAGTTTATACTTATAGCTTCAAGAAAAGCAGATTTACCTGTACCATTTACTTTCTGTCCACTATCTAAATCTAAGTTTTCGCCAGTTAATAAAATACATCTTCTGTTTTTAAAAGTATAAAACGCATCTTTAATACTAAAACAGTTTTTAATTTCAATCGATTTTAATGACCACATACTATTTTGTTTTTAATTTTTAAATTTTATAACTCTTCGTTATTTCTTCTATCACGTAATTTATATTTACGTCTTTCTTCATCACTTAACTGATCTGAATTACCAAAAGGTTGATTCCACGGTTTAAATGGATTGTCGCTATCAATTCCATTATGTGGTGCAAATGGATTATCTCTTTCAAAACTATTCCAAGGTTGAAATGGATCGTCGTTTAATGGTTTGCTCATACTATTTTATTTTTACTGAATATTAATTTGTTTTAAAAATTCAATTCCTGTTTCGATATCTATATTTTCTTTTTCACAAAAAACTTTAAACTCTTCCAATATTTTTTTATTATCGAATTCTATTAATTCCAAATGTTGTTCACCATCATCTGAAATTTCTACCTCTGATTTTGTTTTAATATCAATTCCCAATAGTTTAATATAATTAAGATCAAGTGATTTTATTTCTTTTTCTTCACCTGATAATATTATTCTAACTCTATCGCCGTTTTCAATTTTTTTAACCAAATCAGCTATTTTCTTTTTATTTTTAACGTCATCAACATTATATTCAACAACAATGAATTTAGGAAAATCAACTTCTACATAATCAAAAGTTAAATCATCGTAGATACATACAATTCCTTTATCCGTAGTTTCCCCATAATTATGTTGAATCGTTGACCCTACGTAATGAATATTTTTACCTAAATCTGTTTTATTATGAAAATGTCCTACCAATGTTTTATCGAAATGTTTAAATAAGTCTTTATAAACAATTGGTGAATCGTGAACATGATTATCGTTTGTTTTAGCACCATTAATACCAACATGTGTTATTAATATATTCCTTCCTTTGTATTGCTTGAGTAACTTAGGGACTGATTCTATGTACGAATTTAATCTTTCAACATACAATACCTTTTCATCGAAAAATGGTATAAAATGAAACATTATATCGTTTAGTAAAACTCCTGCTGGATTTTTTATAAGATTTAAAGCTGGGTGATGTTTATATGGATTTAAAAAAGATTCTTCAAGTCCATAATCTGTTTTATCGTGATTGCCTGGGATGCAATGCATTATAATTCCTGCTTCTTCAAGTGAATCTAAATTTCTTTCAAAACCTACAAGGATATTTTGTAACTGCCCTTTTCTTGAATGAAAATTATCACCTGCATTAATTATATTAGTTATATTATTTGCTTTACATAATTCAACAATTCTTTCAAAAACACCATCAATTGTTTTTCCGTTTTCTTCTTTTCTATGTAAATCGGTTATTAAGAAAGTTATTATTTTTTTCATTTTAAAAAGGTTAAAAAAAAGGCTGCAATAATTACAGCCTTTTTAAATTTGTAGAATTAAATTAACTGAATTTTATTTTTTGCTTTCTTTCTCTTTCCTCATTGCGTCCAATTTTGCTTTTGCTTTCGCTGCAATATCGGAAGTTTTTTTCGGCTGTTCTTCAGTTTTATTTTCAGCTTTTTCTTCTTTAACAATACCTGAACCTTCATCTGCTGGTTCGTTTGCAAATAACCTTGCTGCTTCTTTTAATTCATCATCGGTTGTTTTTTGAATACAAACAAAACCAGTTTTATTATCTTTATGCCATTTTTTTAATTCCTCTCTTGACATAAGATCGTATTCATCTTTTTCACTTTCAACAATTTCATCTGATCCTGCATTTTGCTGAATATCATCTTTCTTTTCTTCTTCAGGATAATATTCACTTATTTCTTCAATTACTGCAGTAAATTCAGGATCGTTAATTAATCCGTATTCGTATTTAGAATCGAAATTATTTAAACCTTCCAACGCAATTTCAAAATCACGTTTTCTGTATACATTTCTGTATTGTTTAAACAATGAATCGAATTCCAACATATTATCCAATGATTCAGAATTTACGATATTTCCTTGATCGTCAACTTCAACCAAAGGAAATAATTTAAATCTACCTGCACCGATTTTTGGTTGATAAAGCGAAGTGTTATAATAATCTTGTGCTTTATCTGCGTCCGGGTTGTAATCAATAACTATTGCAATTCCTTCTACAGGATCAGTAAAAGGATCGGTACCTAAAGGTTGGTTTGCTGCTTCAGCTGCAGAAAGTTTTTGCAAACCAAATTTAACTGCTTTACCAATTTCAAGTTTTCCGAATTTTTTATCAACCTTATCTTCAACTGCATCATATTTTAAAATATGATCGCAAAACATTACCCAGGATGTTTTTGCATTTAATCCTGAAATACGTTTTTTCCAATTACCTACAATGTTTTCCAGATACTTCGCTTTTTCTTCAGAATCACCGGGACCGTATTCATCAATAGCTTTTTTGTTAACGAATTTAATATATTCATCAACAACATCCATTTTTGTGCCACCATGAATTCGTGAATCAAAAACTGCTTTTTGAACTTCCTTCATAATAACATTTTTCTTCGAATCGTATTTTAATTCACCTTTATCGTTTTTATCTTCAACGTATTGAGGTAAATAATAAACTACACGCGATTCTGCAAATGATTCGCCTTTATCATTTGGATCTGATTCTCCGCACATTTCCCTTACTGCATTGTGATGTGGATAAATTCTGAAATAATTCAACCCTTTTTCTAAACTGTGGAAATCACCTCGGGTTTTTTTGTTTTCTTTTCCAAGTGCTTTGTCAACTGCATTGTCTGCAGCTTGCATTTGTTTCATGTTTGTCCCTTTAAATCGGGACTTGTCGAATTGCCTTTTTTCTGTTGACATTTTTTTAGTTTTTATTGTTTATAATTGTTACGCAACTTAATGTCGCTTGTAACTTGTTTTTAACAAAGTGTAAAATATAAATTTTTATTTAAAAAAAAATCTTCATTAACAGCGAGGAATTTCTTTATTTAAAAATTCATCTAACGTAGGTAATGAAGATACAGAAAAATGTTCAATTTTATCATCAGGCATATACGTATATACTCTCATAACACCATTATCGTTATAGATATTAATATACCCACAACCTTCACAGAGATAAGGACCTTTATAAAACCCATCTTCTATTTCTTTTGAAATTTCTTTTAAATCTATTTCAGGTTTTACTTCACCAAACATTTCACGTGAACATCTTGTACAAAAATCTGCCATTGGTATATAGTTTAACACGTTAATTAATTTAATTCTTTTTTAAGGTTTTCAACAATCTGCATAGCTTCCAATCTTGTCATATTGTATTTATCCCATATTAACACAATTAGCTTATTTGTTGCATCGGTTAAACGTGGTTCAATGGCTATTGTCAAAATATCATCATCAGTCAATCCAAACTCTTTTAATATTTTGCTAACAGATTTACCCATGTTTTTATTTTTTAGAAAATGGTTCTTGAAAATTGTTTTTAGTTTTTTTAATTGCAACACCATTGCAAGTATCTTGAAGTATTTCCATTGCAAATTCTTCAGGCTTCATTCTATCAGTCAACTTATCCAATTTACCATCCTTTGATTTTGCTGACCAATATATTGATTCAATTTTTGAAAAGTTTTTTTGTAAATTAATAAGATTCTTTTTTGCAGTTTTATAAGCAACATCTACTAACACTCTTGATTCTAATTCATCGACAGTTGGACTTACTATTTTTGTTTTTCCTTTTCCGTCATCTATTGTAGATGTTTCTGCTTTTCTTATTCTTGCTTTTGTTTCAGCCTTTAATACTTCAAGATCAAATTCTGATAATTTTACAAGACTTTCATATTCAGCTCTTAAATTACCAATACGGTTAAACAATACGGGAAAAGTAAGAATTTCACCTAACAAATTTGAGTAGTCAATATTTAATATTGCTTCTACATCAATATCAGTATCAAAGTCCTGAATTTTCAATGAGTAAAGTTTGTCACCAAATTCTACTACTAATACGTCGCTGTTATCCATTTTTTATTTGTTTTTTATATGTTTATTATAAACCTTATAATGAATTTTTTTAATTAACGCTGCATCAAATTTCGAAGAATATTTTTCTTCAATTAATTCATGTGACGCTTTAGGTGTAAGCTTTTCATCTGTTTTAAAAAAATTCAAAATATCGTTGAATAAAGTTTTTTCATCTACTTTTGAACCTTTCGATAAATCAACAGCACTTTGTCCTTTTTCAACCTTATCCTTAGGAAATTCTGGTTTTTTTATGCTAGATTCAGTTTTCTTTGCTGTTTCTTCAGTGTTTTTTAAATCCCTATATATTTTATCAGATAATGTTTTATCTTTTGAAATGCAGTCCTTTCTAATACTATCATAAATAGCCTTTAAATCATGAGTATTATCAAAACGTTCAAATATAATTGAAAATTCTGCGTATGATTTAAATAACGCAGCTTCAGTAGCAACCTTATCTCTTATAAAAAGTTCTCTTGTCATAAATAGTGAATGTATTTTGTTTGTTTAAGAATGTTTTTCATTTTGAATTCAATATCAGGTAATTCTTTTGTTTGTAATGAAAGAAATTTATCTAACGATTTTTCTGGTAATAAATCTTTAAATAAACAAACTAATTTCATTTGAGTACTCATTATATCAAATGAATATTCAATGTTACTTTGAATGCAGATCTTTATTAAATCCTCGTGAGTAATTTGTTCAGGTAAATAATTATTTATAAAATCGAAATTATTTTTATTTACTATTTTTTCTATTTTTTTTATTCCATATCCATAAGGTGCTAATCTTTCAACTTCATCACCTTCACAACCTAAAAATATTTTTTCTAATAAAACTAAACACGGGTTTGTTTTTTTAAAAACAAATGAGGTGTCGTTAGTAAATTTTAGAAAAGTTGTATAATTTAAAATTTCATCTTTTATAATATCTTCACTTAATTGTGAAAAGTATATAATTTTCTTTTTAGACAAATTATTAAAAACAACTGTATTATTATTTATCAATTGATGAGTATCATAATCACCAGAATAAATAACGTTTAAATTTGTTTTATTACTATGAGCAACTAAACCTACAAGATCATCTGCTTCTAAACCTTCAACTTTTAAACAATTTAAATTAAGTGAATTTAAAATTTCTTCACATTCGTTAACAGTATCATAAAACGCCTGTTCTTTTTGTTTTCTCGATGCTTTATATTTTTTAGATATCTGTTTTCTAAATGAATGCGAATCAAAACAGAAAAAAACGTTTTCAATGTTTTGTTTTTCAAACATATTAATTGCAGCGCTTATATCTGTAAAGAATTTTCTTACAAAAAATGCTTTATCGTTTTCTTTTTCAAAAGAAAAATCTTTTTTTACAGTTTGAGCTATAGAAAAAGATTTATAAAAAATATGACCGATATCGAATATTATATTTACTTTCATAATATAAAATTATAATAGAATTGTTATAATATAATCTATATTACCAACGATATCTACTATACGATAATGATTCTCTTTTTTCTCTTTGTATTTCTTTTTGTAAATATTCTTTCATCCAACTATTCATATAACATAATGAATTTTCACGATTCAAATTATATTTGAATTTTTTATGCAACTCTTTCATTTCTTTGTAATTATCTTGATTAATTGATTCCCAGATATCAAAATAAATTGAATCAAATTTATCTCCGGTTTTAAAATTAAAAATATCGCCTTCAATTATTTTTATTTTTTTATCTTTAAAAAACGGTGCAACTATATCAATTACATTTTTATTGTTTTCAACAACAACAATTTCAGTTATTTCTTTAGATTTTAATTTTTTCATTAAATTTTCTAACAATAATCCAATACCAAGTCCTGCTATTAAAACCTTTCCATTAGCTTTTTGTATAAAATCTGAATTAGTTAATTTTTCCATATTAGTATCAGACATAAAAAGTTTACCATCTATAATTAACTTAACATAAGTTCCCTCGTACATTGTCATAAATGCATGACCATCACGTGCTGCACGTAAATTATAAAGAATGTCATTTCTTTCTTTATATTCATAGCACATAAGTTTACAATTACCTTTTTCAATTACTTGTTTAGGAATCATTTTAAAACGATCTACAACTCCTAATAAATTTGATTTTCCGTAGTACATAATTTTACGATTTTATTATTAATTTTTGTTTTGAATTTTCTTCTTCTATTAAAATATTTTCCAATGAAATAATTTTAACATTAGCTTTTTTTAATAATTCAATTCCAGATACGTCTCTATATTGTTGTTCATAAATAACATTAGTAATTCCAGATTGAATTATAATTTTTGCACATTCAATACAAGGTGATATTGAAACGTACAGTATTGAATTTTTTGTAGGTATTCCTTGCCTTGCTGCTTTAGCGATAGCATTTATTTCTGCGTGAATTACTTCAGGTTTAGTTACCGTTCTTTTTAATTCAGTATTAAATGCCGCACCAGAATCTGGTATTTCTTCTTCACAAATATTTGGAAATCCATGAGGTGTTCCATTATAACCATAAGCAACAATGTTGTGATCTTTAACTATCACTGCTCCAACTTTACTTCTTTTCGCATAACATAATTGTTCTGCTATTAAATTACATAATGCGATATAAAAAATATGCCATTTCATAATTATTGTTTTAATTGTTTTAAATTAAGAAATACAATCTTCTTTGTTTGAATTTTTCATATTTTCAATAACAGCTTTTGTTACCATTTCTTTATTAAACTTCAACTTCATATTAGTTAATTTATTTTGTTCATCCATATCTTTTGGACGCATATTTTTAGGCCATGCTCTTTGTTTACCGTTTGGTAAAGGATGTTCTGAAATTGTTCTACCATCATTAAAACCTAATGGGAATCTAAAATTTGGTGAAGGTACACACCATAAATGATATTGATTGCTTCCATCAACAAGACGTGATTCAGCAGGGTATAACTGAACGGCTTCACATTCTTCACCTACTAATTGGTTTTTTATAAATTGAAAATGACGCCAATCATTACAAGGTTCCTTATCATGCCTTTTAATACTTAACCAAGTTGTGGGAAAAGATTCTTCCACTAACGCGAAATCTTTTTTAACGTATACCATATATATATCGTTCATCCAAATTTCACTAAAGTCAGTTAATCCTTGTAATTCTTTTTCAGATTCAATTGATCTTTTTAATCCGTACCAAATTTCCATAATGATTGTTTTTAATTGTTTGATAGTGTAAATATATAAACGTTTATATAAAATAAAAAACTATTCTAAACATGAAATTTTGATAAATAAACTAAATTTACTTTTTTGAATATTCGTAAGAACTACGAGGAATAGTTATACCTAACTGTTTTTCAAGTAAATCAGGCGTTGTACATGATTGATTAAATGAAGCATAATTTGCTTTATCTTCCCATCTTCCACAACCAGCAAATAAACAACCAAACATATTTGAAAGATAATCAGCTGATGAATAATCGCATTCTTGTTTTAAATCACACCCAGGTAATAATCTTAGCATTTGATTATACATTGAATCATTTCCTCTTGTTAAAAACAGATCTATTAATTTATCTCTTAATAACCAATGTAATCCTACTATAAATTCTTCTTCACAGAATTTTAATCTTCTTGCCATTTGTCCAGTTAATGAAGTAAAATCCTGCTGAACTTCATAACTACAATTTCTTGTCATCAAATTAAACGGTGTTTTAAAAAAACAATTTTCACGTAATTTTTCAAGTTCAAGTAATGAATTAGATACTTTTGTTTGAAATTCTTTATTTTCCAACAATTTAAAAGTATGATTATAAAATGAGTATTCAGGAGTATCTGATACTTTATAATCAAAAAATCTTATTCCTATTCTTGCTCTACTATGTTGATCATATTGACAAATAGGTGTGTTCTTAACTTCATACGTTACAGATTTTTTATCGTAATCTAAAATATTTACAATTAAATTACTAACACCATTAAAAATATGAATATCGTCTTTTGTTATTATTTGCATTTTTTTATTTTTTAAATTTGATTAAAGTATTTTAAATCTTCTACCGATAACTGCGAAACAGTTAAATTTCTAATTTCTTCAAACCTTTTATTTTTATCATTTTCTGAATTTAAACAAATCATTGCATAAAATCCTATTAATGGAAATTTTTTATGAATAGCAAAACAAATTGTACAATATAATTCTCTTAACATTATTTCTTCTTCCGTATTTCCGAAAAATTTACTTGCATGAAATCCTTTTACACCTACTATAGCTAATAAATTTTGTGAAAAATGATATGCGTGTAAATATGATTGCGGTAAAAATGTTCTTGCACTTTGCCAACTTGATTGATCAGCATTTAAAACTTCTTCGTAAAGATTTTTTAAATCTTTAAATACAGTATCTAATGATATTAGTTTATCAACATGTGAACTTGTTATATCATCAACCGTTTGTGGAGTTATAACAATATCGCTATCTAATTTGCTATTATCTCTACAACCAATACTCATAATAGAAATAAATGGAACTTGAGTATGATAATCAAACAACCAACGAGGAACGCCATTTACTCTAAATACAAAATTTACCATTTCCTTAGCCTGCGGTAATGTATTATGAGTTAAAACTGCTTTTATTACTTCCAACTTACCTTCAATATCTGTCTTCGCCCATTTTGATTCAAACTTATTATCTCCCCATGTACTTGTAGCAGCAACAAACATTGCTTTATACGGATTATGTGAATGATCTTCGATTGTTATATCGATTGATTCATTAAAACGCCGAATCTCAGTGTTTTTTACAGGTCTCTCAGAAGGTAACGTTCCTGTTACTTTCCTAAGATTTTCTATAAAATCTGTAGTTAAATGTTTTTGTTTTTCCATATTATGATTTGTTTATGTTTTTGTTAAAATTACAAACTGAATTAAACGTTAATGCAAACCCTTCTTCGTTTTTAATAAATCGTTGATAAAGTTTTTCAACTTCTTTTTGATTAAAGTATTTTATAAAATTAGAGTGTAGTCCTAAGTGATCTTGTAAATAATCACTCTTATCAATAATTTTAATATGTTTATTTACATCTACAATACATATTGCAGTTAAATCTTTACATATGTTTCCAAAACTTTTCGCCCAACTATGTGGATTTGAAATTATAAAATCGATAGTGTTATTGAAATAATCCAAATTAACAAGTATTTGATTAAACATTATGCTGAAATTTTCAACACGCATGTAATTTTTTTTAAAATGATTTTCTAACGTAATATCAATTATTTTATCTTCCAATACTGCTTGAAATATTTTTCTAATATTAGATGAATTATCTTCAGGTGCGTTACCGTAAACAAAAACAGGTTTTATTATTACTGCATTATTTAAAGTTTGTTTTACAGCCAATTCACCACAATATTTACTCAACCCGTATAATGTTTTTGGATTAATTATTTCTTCTTCGTCAAAATATCCATTTTTTTGCATGTACGAATTAGGATCGAAAACTGCTGTTGTTGAGAAATAAATTAATCTTGCGCCAGTTAATCTTGAAAGCGTAATCATATTTTGTGTTCCAAGAATATTTGATTTAATTGCGTCGTAACTATAATTATCACATTTATCAGTATTTACATAAGCTGCTGTATGAATTATTATATCGTTTTCATCTAACTCTTCAGCTACACAAGTAATATTTGTTTGATTTAAAATATCAATTTCAAATTCCTTTACTTGTTTATTTTTATCTCCATTATAAAAATGATAATCGTTCCAAAAATATTTAAACGAATATTTTTCTTTTAATTCTTCGTTTATAATTTTAAAACCTTCTGGTAATCCTGCAGCAATACCTTTAGCAAGTAATCCAGATTCGCCTGTAATAAATATCCTTTTCATGTTTATATGTTTATATGTAATGAAACTACTTTTATATAAATAGCACCTACTTCGTATCCTAAAATATTATGCGCTGTTTCCATTAATTTACAGAAAGTCAAATTATCGTATAAAAAATTATCTTTAAAATTTTGACTTCTTACTACAATATGAAAATCTATTTTTTTATTTCTTACAATAATTTGTACGTAACTTATACAACTTGCTAAATTTTCATTTCCAACATATTTTAACTGCGCAACACATTGTCTTGAATTTATTTCGCTTTTTAACCAAAGACAACAAAATTTTTCAACAACATTAATTAAAACTTTTCTTTCTTCTTCATCATCAATATTATTAGGTTTTACTGAATCATAATCACTATGAGAAAAAAAACTATCTATCTGATAATTTACATTATATAATTCTTCAGTTAAAAACGGATGTATTTTTATTTTCTTTGAATGATTTTTAAACAAACTTCCTATTAATTCAACAATTTCTTCAATCATTAAATTATGCGTATTTACTGTCATAAGTCTAAATTTAAATCAATAATAAAGCAAGTATCTTGTATAGTTTGTTTTGAAGTATCTATTGTAAATACAAACTTATTTGAATATTTATTAGCCAAATTATTTGCTTCTTCAGCTACCTCTAAAAAAACGTTTTGATGTTTAATAAAATCTGATATCAAAATATCTTTTTCATTATTTTCAATAAATCTTTTTGCTGCAACGATTTCGTCACACGTTAATAGAAAAAATTTATGATTAAAAATAGAACCTGAAAAAATAAATTCACGCCAAAAAAACTTTTCATTAATATTTCTATTATATATTCTACCGTAAGCTATTTGCGATATAAACGATCTAACATATACTAAACAATTACCTTTATGTTCTTTTACTAAAAATCTTCTAACCGAATCCTTACCTGTTTTATCTGCACCATCTAAATGTACTATTGCTGATTTCATAAAAACGATTGTTTACAGGTTTGCATTAATCTAATTATTTTATCCAATTGATTTAATTCGAATTTACCAAAAAACAAAGTTTTATTGTACGTTGCTAATGTATCAGTAAATATTTTTAATACTTCTTTAAAAGAAAAATCGTCGTTATTAAAACACTCAACTATTTCATTATTTTTTAAATGAAATGTAATTCTATCGTTTTTATGATGCGTTGATGTAACAATTTTATTTTGCATATTTATTTCCCATGCATTTATTTCGTGCAATGCGGCTGGATATTCAAAAAATACGAGAGTTATTTTTTTCATTTAATAAAATTATATAAA